ATAAAAGTTTATGAATTAGGAAACCAATTAGGTTATCAGTTTCAACAACATTGTATTGACAAAATAGAAAGATACAAATCTGATAAACTTAATGAAAATAGAAAGTCTATAGGAATTGATCACCCTAGAAAGAAAAAAGTTAATTCTTTACATGTACAATCTTAAAAAGATTTATTAAAACCTAAAGTAAATTTTCTTCCTTCTTGACTAAACCCATGAGGTGATTCATAATTTTCATCAAATAGATTTAACAAACTAACACCAAAGTCTATACCATAATAATTATATCCAAGATTTAAATCTAACAAATGTGTTTCAGGCATTGTTATAGTTGACCAATTAGAATTGTGTACATCTAAATGTCTACCTTTATATTTGTAATTAGTAGTTAAAGAAAATTTATTTTTTAAATCTTTTGTATGCATAAAACCAAGAGACCAATTAGGTCTTCTTAATTGTACTACATCAATCTTTTTACTATTTAAATGACTAATAAAAAATTTAGAATTTTCTTGATTATAACTAAACTCTATACCGTCAGTATTTAAATCACCAATATCATTTTTAAATATAGTTGTTGCAAAATTATTTTTAGTTAATGTTAACTCTTGTGATTCTCCATATTCAATAGCAGTCCATGTTGTCTTATCTTTATAACTTGTTGATGTACTACCACTTATACTTAAACCATCTTCTATCTCTTTAAAGAAACCTAATTTATATGTTTCGTGTTCTTCATCAAACCTATGATGATATGAAAATATATTGTGTGAAAAATTAAAGAAGTATCCTAGATTATGATGTTGACTTGCTAAAGATTCATTATGTTTATAATCAAAGCCAAAACCATATTTTTCTTTTTGATGTGTTCCTCTTATTGTATAGTTTTCACTTTCATAATGAGAGTCGTCATAGTCTCTATCATATTCATGTGTATGAAAAGTTAAACTATTATTTAAATAATCAACACCTGTTTGTAAGGCAAAGAAAGTATTATCTGCCCATTTACCGTCTTGTATAGAAACACTATGACCATCTATATCAGAGAAAGTGTTTCTTGCAAACCAAGATGTTCGCCAGTGTATTTGATCATACCATTTACTTACATTAACACCTATTGTTTTATTATTTGTTCCATCTTTTTCGTCAGCGCCTGATAAAGCAGAAACGTTTTGTGACTTATGTTCGCCAGCTGAAACAGATATGTCAAAGTCATTTAATCTAGTATAGTAATTACCACTAATAGTTTTATCATTACCGTTACCACCAATACTTAATTTTTTATCATAATCTACAGTTGTTCTAAAATTAATTGCACCACCAACAGCGTCTGCTCCCCAATGAGCACCTTGTGACCCTTTGTATACATCTATTTGTACAACATTAAACATAAAGTCTTGACCAACATCGTGGGCGCCTGTAGGTGTAGAGTAATCATTGATTGATATTCCATTTAATAATACTAATGTATGATTAGAATTAGTGCCTCTTAAAAACACCGATGATTGTTGACCTGTAGGACCTGATTGAGTTATGTCTAAACCTTGAACATAGTTTAATACTTTAGGTAAATCAATTAGATTATACTTTTGAATTTCAGATTTTTTAATTGTAAGTGTAGGTGTTATCTTATCACCTAATGCGTTTGAGTTGTTTATGTTTGGATATATTGTAAGACAAGGAATATCGTCATCCCATTTACAATCATCTTCCTTGGAATAGGCAACATTAGCCCATACCAAGATTAATATAAGAATTAATCTTATCATGTTGAGTCTCCTTGCTCGTTGTATGGCCTAGGTGGCATTCGGAGTATAACCGTATCAAGTAATCTGGACGAATTTCACGTCACTTTCCCACTACACTTTTAGGCCATTTTTATATACTATATAGTATATAATATTTTATCTAAAATGGCAACTTTCCGAATATAAATAACTGTATGGCTGGCATAGCAAACTTAACGATAGACCAAGGGTCTAATTTTACATACGATTTAGAAGTCACTAACACTGATGGTACAGATTTTGATCTTACTGGTTTTACAATGGTGGCAAAAATTGCTAGAGGATATTCAACTACATATCCTAGAACAGCATTTACTTGTACAGTAACAAATCCTACAGAGGGTGTGGTAACTATAAGTTTAACTGCCGATCAAACAAAAGCTTTAGTAGCAGGCCGTCACGTATTTGATGTTGTAGCTACTCACGCTGATAGTACTGTTACTCGTTTATTAGAGGGTATTGTTATCGTAACTCCATCTGTAGTCAAATCTTTTTAAGCAAGATATTCAAATACTGCTTTGTTCATACCTTTGTTAACAAGTTTAAACTGTGCTTTAGTCATAAAGTTTTCTAGAGTATCCCAATTTAAACCACTTATATCGTCAAAAACCCATACAGTTTGATCTGCTTTTCTTTGATTAAAGAATACTGCTTCTTTTAAAACACTTTTTGTATCATGTGGACCGTCAAAGTGTATCATTTCATATTTGTCTATCATTCTTTTATATTCATCATAGACAGGATAACCATTAGCAAAACTATTCATAAATTCTGAATCTTCTAGATTTACAAGATGAAACTCTGGATAATCTTCAGCAAAATTTATTAGCGTAGTTTTTCTCATTAAATTATCATAGTTAAATTTTCTGGCTAATACACTATCAGAAGCTGCATAGTCAATATTACCATATGGATCAACACCTAAATGAACAAGACTAGTATCAGGATGATAATGTCTGTATGCGTCTATAATAGTTTTACTTCCTAGACCTAATCTAACACCAATCTCCATACTTTGACCAATAGGATTTTTTAATCTTTGTACTGCTTCTGCTAATGAAGTATATTCTACACTATCACCAGTAAATTTTTCTCCTTCATTTACTTCTAGTGAATATTTTCCAGTTTTAGGATCAATACCTGGATAAACTCTACTAACATCTTTTGCAGTCTTATCAATAAATCTAGTATCTTTTTTACCTTTGCCTTCAACTTCTTGAACATAAGTTTTTTCAATAGGTGGTTTTTCTTCAAACATATTACGATTATCCATAATTTGTCCTACTTCAAATGTACTGCTACCTGTGTGTCTACAACGTATTGTAGTATCTGCCCATATTTTAAAACCTTTTGCTCTTGCTTTTCTACAAAAGTCAACATCTTCAGATAATGTATTATTATGATCAAGTGCTGAATGATATGTGTATTGAGGATAACCAACTTCTCTAAATACTTTTCCTTTAATAAGGGCACAACCCATACCACAAGCAACTATTTCTAAAAACGGAGTATCTTTAACTTTTACCCAAGGAATACGTCTTGAACCACCGTTATTAGCAGCTTCATAAATTTCTAATGAGTGTGTTCCTGGTATTCTTTGAATATAAAGACCTGATACAATATCTACATCATGTGCTAACATTTTAACTAGTGTATCTTTATCAAAAGATATATCACTATCTACTGAAAACAAATAATCATAATGTTCTCCCCATTTAGCAATTAGATTTCTAATTTGATCTACTTGATAACCAAAGAAGAATTGAAATTCAGCTTTGTATCCTTCTGGTATTGTAAGATCATATATCGCTTTGTATGTTTCTGGTTCTATATACTTGTTTGTTGGTATTGCTATTAATACTTTTTTCATTGGTTCATTATCCTATTCGCATTTTTGGTTTGTTCGTCTCCGTTAATTTTATAATCGTTTAAAGGATTTATATCATTATAATTATATATTATATCTGATACAACTTTTACCTTATCTGGATCAGCTTGTTCTATGAGTGAATAAAATATAGAACCGTCTCCACCAGCTTTGTACCAGTTTTTATTTTCGTCTTGGAAATTACTGTCATCAATATCATTTAAAAGTCCTGCTTTAAATGTTCTCAAATGTGTGTATGGCATGTTCCAATTAAATTTGTATTTTCTATATTCTTTCTTTTGTTTTATTTCCTCTGGATAGTTTTGTGCTATCAAAGGTATTCTATCAACCATTGAGTAACAAGACCCATAGGTAAATTCTGTAGTGCCGTCATAAAGATTATTGTAAAAGTGAAGTATCTCATTATCATTTATAAAAGAATCATCACCATCTAAAAACATAACAATGTCATCTTCTTTACAATATTTTCTTATAGACTCTATTTGATTTCTAACAGCGCCTTTATTTTCTTCATTACGAATCACTTTTATTTTATCACTTTCCCATTGTTTGGCAATGTTGTAAGTATTATCTGTAGAGGCGTCATCAATTACAATCATTTCATAGTTATCATAATCTTGTGAGACAACTGATTCAATACAGTTGCTAATATATTTTTCAGAGTTGTAAGTAGGAGATATTATAACTATCTTTTGTTCTACTTTTCTTGGTAAATAATTTTCTTCTATATTAGTAAATCTTCTACCAAAAACTTTTCTAACTCTAGAATTTATATGACATACTTTTCTATATTCTTCTTTTGATAAGTAATTTCCTAATTGTCTATATAGATGTTGTTTCCATTGTAAGGCTACAGAGTCCCAACCTACAACACCTTTGATTTGATTACAAGCATATTGTTTTTGTTGGTGTAAATATCTATTGTGATGAGCTAATATTACAGTATTAACAAATTTTTCTACTTGTTTTTCTTTTGGTATCCATGGAAATAAACCATTAGGTTCTATTGCATAGTCTATTAAATAACAAGCTTCATTTATTGCTGTTTCTTCTAAAGCGCCAAAACGTGTAGTGATTAAAGGAGTGTTATATGCTATTGCTTCTAAAGATGATATACCAAAAGTTTCAGGAAAAGCACCTGGAAATAATTTAAAACTTGCTCTTTCTAATATATCTGCTATTTCAGATTGTTTTATAACACCTGTAAATTCTATACCTAAATTTTTATTTTTAGGATCATTTGACATTTTAGTCCATTCTTTTCCTTGAGCGTCTAACTCTTGTCCTGGAAAAACATAAAAACCACCAATACATATTAGTTTAGCTTCAGGTATTTTTTCTTTTATTTTTGGCCATATATCGTTAACTAAAGGTGACATACCTTTTGTGAAAGCTGCATTGAAAACATATAAGTGTGGGTCTTTCTTTCTTATGTCAACATCATTTTTATAAGTTACTATTCCATTTCTAGTTTGAAAAAATTTATGTTTTAATACTTCCATGTTTCTTCTTTTACCATGGTCACAATTCATCACATAAGATGAATGAAAATCTGATAAAGTAAATACTTCATCTATATGCCCTTGTATTAAAAGGTCTTCTAATATAAGATCGCCGTTTGCAAATGTGTCATGCATCCAAACTGCTTTATGTCTAGCATTAGCTGTGATTGCTGAATATCTTTGAGGATTATATCCTTCAAATTGTTTATATAAGTTAGGCGTTATAAAAGGAATTATAGTTCTTAATGAAATTACAATATCAAATTTGAAATCTTTTTTATAATCTAAAATACTATTATCAAAATACTGTACACCATCATAAGTGCCTTCTCTTGCAAGTTTTGAGTCTTTATTACAGTTGTTGAAAATAGTTACTTTGAAACCTAACTTTGTTAGTTCTTTGGCCATCAAGATAGTCGCAGACTCGCTACCACCAAGGCCTCGTTTCTTTAATGTATCTCCGTCATACGGAAGACCAATTATGTCTAAAAATGCAATAGAAATCATTTATTTAATTTATCAACTCACTACAGTTTATTTATAAATATACTATAACAGAATAGTAAAAAAATGTCAATGCTTGGACATTAATATGAGGGAGATAAGTATCGCAATATGCCAATAATTAAGAACGCTGGTGTTCGTGTCGGCCTAGGACGTATAGGTTATACAGGATCAGGAGGTCCAACAGGTTTTACAGGTTCCAAAGGGGATCCAGGGGCTGCCGGATCACCAGGTGGTTATTCAGGTTCACAAGGTTTCACAGGATCACGTGGTGAACAAGGTCCAGGTGGTGGTTACACTGGTTCAGTAGGTGCTGTAGGTTTTACAGGATCCTCAGGAGGTTTAGGGTACACAGGTTCATCTGGTACAGTTGGTTTCACTGGTTCAACAGGAGTAGGTTACACAGGATCAAAAGGTGCTGACGGATCAGATGGTGCTGTTGGTTTTACTGGTTCTACCGGAGCAGGATATACAGGATCAGCAGGTGCTGATGGTTCAGTTGGTTTTACAGGATCAAAAGGTGATCAAGGTACTATAGGTTATACAGGATCAGCAGGTGCTGACGGTTCAGATGGTTCTACAGGTTTTACAGGATCGGCAGGTGATCAAGGTACAATAGGTTTTTCAGGTTCAAAAGGTGATATAGGATATTCAGGTTCAAAAGGTGATCAAGGTACTATAGGTTACACAGGATCAGCAGGCGCTGATGGTGCTGATGGTTCAGACGGCTCAGATGGTTCAGTTGGTTTTACAGGATCAGCTGGAGCAGGTTATACAGGATCACGTGGTGAACAAGGTCCAGGTGGCGGTTATACAGGATCAGCAGGTGCCGTAGGTTTTACAGGATCAGCAGGATCAGGAGGAGATTCTCCTTTTGTATTCACAACTTCAGGAGATTATAGAACACTTACAGGTTATATAGAAAGTGGTGTAACAAATACAGTTAGAACAGCAGAATTTTCAGGTGATCTTTTAAGATTAACTTTAGCAACTTTTACTCCTACATTTTCAGCTTCATCAACTCCAAGTTCATCATTAAATTGGGATGTACCAGCAACAGGATTTTCTGTATCTGTAGACAACCCTAGTGACGTTACAAACGATTTTATAAGTTCAGTTTACTCTATCACTCAAACAAGTGGAAGTGTTAACGGTACTTTAAGTAATTATTCAGCAGGTAGTTATTCACAAACACCAGCAGGTGGTGTAGATTGGAATCAAACTTTTACTGTAGACAATTCAAGTTCATATATTAGACCAATATCAACTAGTCGTACTGGAGGTTCGGCTGGTGCAACAATTAAATTTAATCATAATGACGGCAGTGAATCAGAATATACAGATTCAAATACAAGTTTTTCTGTAAATTGGTCAACAGCGTCTATGAGTTTATCTAAAACTAATGTTAGCGGAAAAACATTTTTAAAATCTTATGCTAGTACATCGTACTCCACTAACACAAGTGGTATATCAAATTCAAGTAACACTTCACATGCTTTAACAGCAAGTGGTGGTTCTTTGAGTACAAATTCAGGAAGCGGATATGTGAGTGGGACATTTACATTTACATCACCTATACATAAAGACAATACAAGCGATACACGTACTGTCTCAAATACGTGTACGTTTACAAGACCTGTTGATGTAACAGGCACCTCATATACGACAGATCAGTCGTCAACAACAAGCAACGTATCTGCCTCATTTACATATCCGTCTTTCTGGATCTGGACAACAGGAGTAGGAACTACTCCAACACTTTCCGATATCATTGACGATACAACGTCAACAGGTTTTGATTCGGCAGTTAATCAGTTGGCAGATCAAACAAGAACATTTTCAGTACAATCAGTTAATAATTCAGATTCAAATCCTAGAGCATTTTGGTTTGCTGTTAGAAATTCAGCGTCTCAACCTGGTACATTTAAAACAGGTGCAAGTGCAGGATTATTAAGTGATGTTAGTACAACAGATGGTGGAACAATTACACTAGTACCTGATTCACCATTATCAGAACAAACAGGAGAAAGTTATCATTTATATGGATTTACTTTACAACCAGGAACAACTTACGTGGAGATAGGAGCATAGTATGGCTACAAATTACGATGGTCTAACACGAAACGTCTGGCCAGGAACATGGAGTACCGGCACTAACTCACCTATCGTTTTAGATACGGAGGTTAGAGGTACACTTCAAAGTATTTCTGGTGCTAGTGGAGATCAACTAACAGATATTCCGGGTGCAAGAATAACGGAAGGTATGTTAGTGTATGTTAAATCAGGATATACTTCTGGTTCAACTACATACACAGCAGACAAATATTATACTTACAAACTTCAAGGCAGTGAAGTACGTAGTGATGTTACAGGTGCAGTGCCAAATGCCGACGCCAACTGGTCATTATTCAGTGTTGGTGGTGGAGCAGGTTATACAGGATCAGCCGGCGCTATAGGTTTTACAGGATCAGCAGGCGCTATTGGTTATACAGGTTCTCAAGGTGAAATTGGATATTCAGGATCAGCAGGTGCCGATGGTTTCACAGGATCAGCAGGTGCTGATGGTTCAGATGGTTTCACAGGATCAGCAGGTGGTGATGGTTTCACAGGATCAGCAGGTGCTGATGGTTTAGATGGTTCTACAGGTTTCACAGGATCAGCAGGTGCTGATGGTTACACAGGATCACAAGGCGATATAGGATATTCGGGTTCAAAAGGAGATATAGGATATTCAGGTTCAGCAGGTGCTGATGGTTCAGATGGTTCTACAGGTTTTACAGGATCAGCAGGTGCTGATGGTTCAGATGGTTCTGTAGGTTATACAGGATCACAAGGCGATATAGGATATTCAGGATCAAAAGGTGATCAAGGTGTTATTGGTTACACAGGTTCAAAAGGTGATCAAGGTGTTATTGGTTACACAGGTTCAATAGGTTTTTCAGGATCAAAAGGTGATCAAGGTATAATTGGTTATACAGGTTCAGAGGGAAATTTAGATGTATCAGTTGCTTCAACTCCTCCAGTTTCAGCAGGTATTGGTGATGTTTGGATTGATGACGCAACAGGTATTCAATACTTCTACATGAACGATGGTAACAGTAATCAATGGGTAGAATTAAGTAACCAAGGTGTCGTAGGATTTACAGGTTCAGCTGGTGCTAGTACGTTATCTGCTCTTACAGACGTAACTATTAGTACACCACAAAAAGGCCATACTTTAGTTTATGATGGTTCAGGTTGGGTACAAACACAAACTCCAATTTCACAATTTGTTGTAACGGCCAATGGTTCAAGTGCATACAGATTTGATGGTGCAGGATTCCCTAGTACAAGTGGCGATAATCCTACTATCTACCTTAAAAAAGGTCAAACATATTACTTTAGAAATACAACTAGTGGACACCCATTTAGAATACAATCTACTAGAGGTACAGGTGGAACAGTATATAATACAGGTGTTACTGATAATAACGCTTCGGGATCAACAGGTGTAGTTATATTTCATGTTCCTATGAGTGCTCCTGCAACATTATACTATCAATGTTCATTGCATGGTTCTATGGTAGGAACAATTACTATAGTTTAATTAAAAACTATTGTATTATTAACAGATTTGAAGAAGAATTATATTATAAATAGATGTGGAAAAGAACAAAAATACTTTTCTTGCAAGATAAAAAAAAATTATACTATTGACGAAATTGAATTTTTAAATTTAAAAAAACGTAAATAAATTAGGAGACAAAAAAAATGGCAATTAACTTTCCAAGTAGTCCCGCGTTAAACGATCTATACACACTTGGCACACGTCAATGGAAATGGAACGGTAACGGTTGGGCACTACAACCTCTTACAGCAGGTTTCACTGGATCAATCGGTTATACCGGTTCTAAAGGTGATATCGGGTATACAGGTTCTAAAGGGGATACTGGTTTAGGCTTCAACATTGCGAAGACATATACTAGTGTCGCTAACTTAACAGCAGATACATCTCCATCAGGCATTAATACTGGTGAATTTGCTATCATTGAAAACGGGTCATTAACTGACTCAGAAAATTCTAGATTATACCTATGGAACGGTTCAGCATACTCATTCGTATCTGACCTTTCAGGTACAATTGGTTTCACAGGATCTTTTGGTTACACTGGATCTAAAGGGGATCAAGGTGTTATAGGTTACACTGGATCTAAAGGGGATCAAGGTGTTATAGGTTACACTGGTTCTAAAGGTTTCACAGGATCAAAAGGTGACATTGGTTTCACTGGTTCTAAAGGGGATCAAGGTGATATAGGTTACACTGGTTCTAAAGGGGATCAAGGTGATATAGGTTACACTGGTTCTAAAGGGGATCAAGGTGATATAGGTTACACTGGATCTTTAGGTTTCACAGGATCT